TTTCTGTAAATCCTCTAACTTCCATTCTATTTCTCCAGATGATGCATCAGTATCATAAGGAGAACCCTGCGAAGGTATCTTTTGTGACATCTTGTTTAATTCCTCCGACGACATAACTTTCAATCTCCGTTTCTTGTGGTGCGTTTTGCTGACCCTTAGAGTTGAGCCAGTGCTCAGTCCAAGGTAATGGATTATTTCTAAGGGGTTGATCGTATATAGGTTCTAAACCTATTGCCCTCATCCTCCTATTAGCAATCCACTCAACATAATTATGTAATAATCTATCATTCAACCCTATCATACTACCATTTTTAAAGAGATAATTAGCCCATGCCTTCTCTTCATCAACACACTTCTTAAACATTTCTGTTACAACTTCCTTCTCTTCTCTAGCAATCTCCTTCATCATTGGATCATCCTTTCCTTCAGACCAGTTCTTTAATATCTGTTGTGTCAATACTAGGTGTTGTGATTCATCTCTCGCAATAAGCGATAAGATCTTTGCACTTCCCTCCATGAGTTTGTTCTCTCCGAATGCAAATGAGCAAGCAAAGGAGACATAGAAACGAATACCTTCAAGGATGTTAACATTAGCGACAGCTCTATAGAGACTTCTCTTGAGGTCTTTGACTGTCCACTCTGCTGAAGGAGATCCTTTTGAATCTGCTTGCCAGAGGTTTCCTTGTCCATATTCTTGTGCATAGTTTAAGAAATCATCGTAAGATCTAGTAACACTCTCTGCTCTTGAAAGAATATTATCATCAGTTAGAATGGTATCAAATAATTCTGACGGATTTGAGTAAACATTTTTAATAATGTATGTGTATGATCTACTATGGATCATCTCCATGAACTGCCACACTTGCATACATGCTTCTAACTCAGGTAGAGAACAGTAAGGTATGAATGCCATACCAGGTGCCCTACCTTGTACACTATCCAACATGATCTGATACTTCAGGTTAGAAGTAAAGATATGTTTTTGTGTCTCGTTGAGTTGTGTATAGTCTGCTCTGTCTTTCTGTAGAGATACCTCTTCAGGTCTCCAGAAATATCCTAATTGTTGCTGTGTTAACCTATCGAAGGTAGGAAACCGATACTGATCGTACCGTTGAACACTCAAAGGTGCTCCGAAAAACATGTATTGTTTTGTAGTATCAACGACATTCCTATTAAAGACTGTCATACCAGTTACTTCTTTAGACTGCACAACTGTCACAGACTTCCTCCTCAGTAGTTAATATTTTATCGATAAGATTATCCACATCATCACCATCCTTCTTAGCATCATATGTATTCTGATAGTAAGAAGTCTTCCAACCATACTTGTAGGTTGTCAGTAAATCCTTTGCCATTGCTGACACAGGAACTTCATTATCAGGATAGTTCTCTGGATTGTATGACCAGTTACCACTGATCGCTTGGTCAAAGAACTTCTGCATCACTGCTACTACATTTATATAACCATTATTATCTGGCATGTCCCAAAGAAGTGTATAGTTATTCTTTAGTGACCCATAAGACGGAACAACCTGCTTAAGGGGTCCTTTCTTTGACTTCTTAATGGACAAGTAGTCTCTAGGTGGTTCAATTCCGTTTGTTGCATTTGACACAACGGAACTGCTCTCCGATGGCATTTGTGCCGACAGTGTTGAGTGCCGTAACCCATACTTGGATATGCGTTCCCTAAGAAATTCCCAGTCACATGATAGATCATTAGGTATAATCTCATCAACGTCCTTCTTATATGTATCGATGGGCAGAATACCATCTGCATACTTAGTCTTACCGAAATAACCGCACGGTCCTTTCTCCATTGATAACCTATTAGATGAAGTCAATAGAGCATACTGAAATCTTTCTGTTAGTTTATGAACTAAATCATATGCCTTTTCACTTTCATACTTAGCATTGTTCTTAGCGAGATAATGTGCCAAACCAATGAAACCTATACCAAGTGATCTACGGTTCTTTGTAGAGTGCTCTGCTGCCTTTACAGGGTACTGTTGATAATCTATGAGAGCATCAAGACCACGTACTGCTAGGTCACACAACTCATCTAATTCTTCAATCTTATTAATCTTACCTACATTGATAGCAGATAGAATACATAATGCTATCTCACCATCACCATCAATATGCTGTAGAGGATCTGTTGGTAGGGTAATCTCTTGACAAAGATTACTCATGCTAACTTTATCTTTGAATGAACTATGACTATTACAATGGTCAATGTTCATTAAGTAAATCCTACCTGTCTCTGCTCTCTCCTTAAGGAGATCAAGAATTAATTCTTGGGCACCGATGGTTGACTTAGGAATGTTTGGGTCGGACTCGTATTGAGTATAGAGTTCGTCAAAGGTATCACTACCAAAAGCGTCATACAACCCAGGCACATCATGAGGGCTGAATAAAGTAATAGTACCGTTCTGGAGAAATCGCTCATAAAATAATTTACTTAGTTGAATGGAGTAGTCGAGCTTTCTGACTCGGTTGTCTTCGGTTCCTTTGTTGTTTTTGAGGACGAGGATGTCTTCGATTTCTTGATGCCATATAGGAAAGTGGACAGTAGCTGACCCTCCTCTGATGCCGTTTTGAGTACAGCATCTGACAGTGCTTTCAAGTTTTTTAAGGAAGGGGATAACACCTGTGTGTTGAACTTCTCCACCCCTGATTTTACTGTTGATGCCCCTGATCCTACCTGCGTTGATACCAATACCTGCCCTTTGAGCGACATATTTGCCAATAGCCATATCGCCACTAAAGATACTATCGAGGGTGTCATCAAGATCAACCAGAACGCAACTTGCAAATTGACGAATGGGGGTTCGCACTCCTGCCATGATGGGGGTTGGGATGTTGATTTTGTGCTTTGAGATTGCGTCATAATACTTTTTAATATACTCTAGTCTGTAAAACTTATCGTCATCTTGGAAGAGAGTAACAGCAATCATCATGTACATAAACTGAGGAGTTTCAAATATCTCTCCAGTGCTTCTGTCTTGTACAAGATACTTATCAGTTACTTGGCGAATACCAGCATAGGTAAACAGAAAATCTCTGTCATGATCGATGTAACTATTTAACTTGTCCCACTCTTCGTCATTAAATTTATCACATACTGTGCTATCATATACACCTTTGTTAACACAACTTATTACATGCTCTCTAAGGATAGGATGCTTATCAGGATGTCCTTTATATACAGACTTCCTTAAACCAAACAAAAGAAGTCTAGCAGCAACGTACTGATAGTTAGGGTTCTCTAGAGTGATCAAATCATTAGCAGAACGAATAAGGATCTCTTGAATATCCTTGGTCTCAATCCCATCAAAGAATTGAAGACCACTGTTTATTTCTACTGCTGATTCAGACACACCTGCTAATCCTTCACAAGCATGTTCAACCATCTTGTGAACTTTCTCAAGTTGTAGAGTTGTGGTCTCACCATCTCTCTTAACAACTTTAATTTCCGTTGGTGTCATACTTTCTTCCACTCTGTAAATTTGATTTGTGCTTCTATGTTTTGGTATGTGTTTAATTCTACCAAAGATTGAACGTCATGTCCAGCCATTACCATATCATTTATGTCCTTTTGCTGTATATCACTTGGCCATATTACTACCTGCTCTCCTCTGTCAATTGATCTGGATATTCTGTTGACGATTTCTCTATTACGAGGTTCGTTATCATAAACCCAAACACAATTGCCCCAACCAAACGTCCGACTATCAACGTCAGACCCAGCCATCGCAATGGAATTATCCAAGAGGGTCGAATCAAACGGTCCCTCAACGATGTAAATTGTTTTCTTAGCATCAATTCTATCTAATCCGTAGATTTTAGGTTTATTTTCATCCAACATGACAGTTATATAACGTAACTTGTCCTTTGGATTTAACGCACGACCTTGAAACCCAAACCAATCCCCTTCACTATCAATGAAAGGAATAATAATTCGAGGATGGTCTTTCCTTATGTCCGTAAAGGTAGGTTTCTGAGTGTTAACCCATGTACAAAATTCATCAGTATAATAAAATAATGAGAGATCCAATCCTCTCTTGGTGAGGTACCTATATGCTTCGTGTTCAATATTTAGACTGGAAACCTTTTTCAGATTTCCATGCTTCTTGAACACTGGTTTTTTAAATTTTGGTTTGGGAACATAAGATCCTTTACCAGTAGTACCCTTCTTATATCTCTCAAGAATATACTCATCATATAGATCTGATGCCTGATCCTTTAAGAAATTTGGTAGGGTTCTACCTACACCACAGTTATGGCATTTGAATACCATGTCTGCTTTGACACGAAAAAAATACCCCCGTGCCTTGTTCTTATGCTTCTGTGAATCTCCACAGTAAGGGCAACGAAAGTTATATAGATCTGCTTTCTTCTTAACAAACTTATCAAGTCTGCCAGATAAAAGACTTACATAGTGATTGTCTACAAACTCAGACAACTATACGGTATTCAGGTACTGATATCATACTTGTATTCATATTGTTTGTCAAGTTTTTGAGGACCGCTTGACCTGGTATACTAACCATGAAAGATATAACAGCAAGACCACCAAAGATAGTCCACATTTTCTTTTCCATGACCTGTAAACGGTCATCAACCATTCGTATGTCTCTTTCACAGCCCTTTTTGATTAAATCTGTTTCCTTATCAAGTGTCTTGTTAAGTTGATCTATCTTTTCAAATAGAATATGATCAACCTGACCTTGCTTGTCTATCTTCTCATTATGAACTGCCAGCAGTTGTCCCATCTTTACAGAATTATCCTGTAGAGACTGAACAACTTTCTCAAGTCTTTCTAAAATTGCAGCGTTAACTCCTTCAGCCATCTTTCTTATCGAAGTCGTGTATATTTTCTGATCCACCTACAGAAAAAGGATTGTACTTTGAAGTAGCAATTTTAAGTTTCTTTTTTTCTTCTTTTTTAGAAGGTTTTACTTTAGTTTCTTTTGCCATTGGCCATGTGTCATAGGGGTGGGGTTTCATTCTTGATTTCTTATATGTTTTTGACGTTTATCCATAAAGAAATTACCTGCTTGTCCTCTACTAATCCTTTCGATAGAGATTTCACCTCTATAACGATAGTTTATTAGGAGACGTAATTTTTGTTGAAGTTCTGCAGGTGAATTAGCATATACAATTGTCTCGCCTACTTCAGGAAGTGATACCTTATACTGGTATAGTTTACTAGGTCCATTAGGTTGAACCTTATCCTCCTTAAGTTTTTTCTTTTTCTTCTTTAACTTACTACGAAAATTCATGACAGGATCGAAGCCCGCATTGGGACCAGTTGCAGCAGCACTGCCACTGAAACCTCCTGTTCCTGCTGTCATCATTTCTTCGTTCATATCTTTGTGAGTTCGATTTTAATGTCCTCATCTACTTCCAAGTCAGGAAGCATACCTATAGGATATTTATTAAGATAAAGAAGTATAGTCTTTAAAATACCCCAGTACTCCCTTTCCAATTTGTAAAAGAGCAACGGGGTAGCCGCTTCACCAAAAACATTATAAAGTATGATTAAATGATTAATAATAAGATGAGTTCTTAATTGCCCACCTCTAACATATCTTTTAAGAAGACGTTTTAGATACTTAAATCTTTTTACATCCTCATCAAAATCCTCACGTGTAACACAATGAGGATTTTCATAATGCTTAATGGCGAACAGAAGGTACGTTGACTCATTCAGTTCGTCAAATTTCATTTATTAAGTAGTTGTGATTGTTTTAGTAGAACCAGATCCACCAGCACCAATTGTATCACCTAGAACAAATACTTTGTCAGATGCTACGTTTGTACCAGCGTCTTTGATTGTTCCAGAGATTGTCTGAGCACCAATAGTATGTACCTTA